TCTTTAATACAAACTTATAACTACTATTTACAAATGATACGTGATGTCACTGGCCTTAATGAAGCGCGTGATGGATCATCTCCTGATAAGAATGCTTTGGTTGGAGTACAAAAACTTGCCGCTGCAAATTCAAATACTGCAACTCGTCATATTTTGCAAAGTGGTTTATTTTTAACCTCAGAGGTAGTAGAGTGTTTGTCTTTAAGGATTTCGGATATACTTGAGTATTCTCCAACAAAGGATGCATTTATTCAAAGCATTGGGGTTCATAATGTAGCTACACTCGACGAGCTAACTGAATTACATTTGTATGACTTTGGTATTTTTATTGAACTAGCACCAGACGAAGAGGAAAAAGCAATTCTCGAGAACAACATTCAAATGGCTTTGTCCGCTGGGTTGATTGAACTAGCCGATGCAATCGACTTACGGGAAATTAGAAATATTAAGCTTGCTAATCAGCTTCTTAAAATACGAAGAAATAAAAAGCAGCAGAATGATCAGCAAATGCAACAAGCTAATATTCAAGCACAAGCACAGGCTAATGCTCAAGCGCAGCAAGTAGCAGCTCAGGCTGAAGTGCAAAAAGCGCAGGCTTTACAGCAGATGAACATGCAAATGGAGGAAATGAAGGCGCAGCTTGCGTTACAAAAATTACAGCAAGAAGCGGAAGTTAAGAAGCAATTGATGCAGCTGGAGTTTCAAATGAATATGCAACTTAGAACTATGGAGGCTGAGGTTTACAAAACCAAAGAAGGTTTTAAAGAAGACCGTAAAGACCAACGGGTAAATAAGCAAGCATCACGTCAATCAGATCTTATTGATCAAAGACAAAACAATACACCGCCTAAAAACTTTGAGTCATCAGGCAATGATGTCCTTGGGGGGTTTGACTTAGGTTCCTTCGAACCTAGGTAATATAAATAAGTGTACAATCATATAATATTTTATCATGAACGAAGAAGAAAACAAAGTAGTTGAGGCTGTTGAAGAAACACCACAACAAGTAGAGACGGCTACGCCCGCTAAAGAAAATTTAGATCCAGGTGTTATTAAAATTGATTTACGTGAAATAAATCAAAGTCCGCCTGAAGAACCTGTAGAGGCAGTTGCTGACGAAGTAGTTGAAGAGGTGGTTGAAGAAGCCGCCCCGGAAGTAACACAGGTGCTTGAAGAAGTAACTGAAGAAGAAATTACGGCACAAGCCGAGCAGCTTACGGAAAATATTCAGGAAGCAATTGTAGATCAAAAAGAATCTGGAATTGAATTACCTGAAAACATTCAAAAAGTTGTAGATTTTATGAATGACACTGGCGGATCGCTAGAAGATTACGTTAAGCTAAATCAAGATTACGGAACATTAGACGAAAAGCAATTGCTTTTTGAATACTATAAACAGTCTAAGCCGCATTTAGCTAATGATGAAATTGATTTTCTGATTGAAGACAAGTTTGACTTTGATGAAGACTTAGAAGACGAGCGAGACATTAAAAGAAAAAAATTAGCTTTTAAAGAAGAATTAGTAAACGCTAAGTCTCATTTAAACAATCAAAAATCAAAATATTACGAAGAAATTAAGGCAGGTTCTAAATTAACACAGGACCAGCAAAAAGCGGTTGAGTTTTTTAATCGCTTTAATACAGAAAACGAGGAGGCTACTCAAGTGGCAAGTCAGCAGAAAAATGCGTTTTTACAGCAAACCGATCAAGTGTTTTCAGATAAATTCAAAGGTTTTGAATATAATGTTGGAGATAAAAAGTATCGATTTAATGTTAAAAACACATCAGAGGTGAAGAACACGCAGTCAGACATCAATAATTTTGTTAAGAAGTTTCTTGACGATAAAAATACGATGAAAGACGCAAAGGGATATCACAAATCTTTATTTACTGCAATGAATGCCGACGCTGTTGCAAACCATTTCTATGAACAAGGTAAAGCAGATGCTCTTAAAGAAAGCATCACTAAGTCTAAAAACGTTGATATGACTCCAAAGGGAACTCATCAAGGCGCTATAGAAACCTCGGGATGGAAGGCGCGTGTAGTTAGCGGAGACGATTCTTCTCGCTTAAAAGTGAACATTAGAAAATAAACAAACATTAAATTTAAAAATTAGAAATTATGGCTGGATCATTTGTGACCGGTGGGGCTTTCCCCGCAAGTCTTGTCCCTCAACCGACTAAAACGTTGTTTGACAAGAATTACTTAAGCATTGGAGACAATGACTTTAATTTTACTAAACAATTCTTACCAGAAGTATACGAGAAAGAAGTTGAACGATATGGAAATCGTACAATTGGAGGCTTTTTACGTATGGTAGGAGCTGAAATGCCTATGGCTTCTGACGAAGTTGTATGGTCAGAACAAGGGCGTTTACACGTTGCCTATGACGACGCTGTATTTGCTAACGCTGACTCTGCTGACAAAACACTAAATATTACTGGACACGCAATTCGCGCTAACCAGACTATTATTGTTTCTGTTGGTTATGCTACTGTTCGCGCTTTTGTTACGGCTGTTGCTACAGATAGCATTGAAGCTTTCCCATATGATACTGCTAACTGGCCCAACGCGTTTTTGGTAGCGACTACTGTTAAAGTATTCGTTTATGGTTCTGAGTTTGGAAAAGGTGCTGCTGGAATGTCTGGATCAATTGACGCTGGATTCCAAAAGTTTAGCAATTCTCCAATTATCTTAAAAGATAAGTATAACATCAATGGGTCTGACACTGCTCAGATTGGTTGGGTTGAAGTAACAAGTGAGAATGGTGCTTCTGGTTACCTTTGGTATTTGAAGTCTGAGCACGAAACTCGTTTACGTTTTGACGACTATCTTGAAATGAGCATGGTAGAATCAGAAAAAGCTGCGGTAGCAATTACTGACGGAGCTGGTCAAACTGTTCGTGGTACTGAAGGTCTTTTCTCTGCTATTGAGAATCGCGGTTTAGTATTTAACGATTATGATCCTACTAACGGGATTGGCGATTTTGACGTAATACTACAAGAGCTTGACAAGCAAGGAGCTATTGAAGAGAACATGATGTTCTTGGATCGTGCTACTGCTTTAGGCATTGACAACATGCTTGCTAGCTTAAACTCATATGGAGCAGGAGGTACTTCTTACGGAGTATTTGACAATAGCTCTGATATGGCTTTAAATCTTGGATTTACTGGATTCCGTCGTGGGTCTTATGATTTTTACAAGACTGACTGGAAATATTTGAATGATGCTGCTACTCGTGGCCTTACTCAAGATATTGACGGTGTTCTTATTCCTGCTGGAGTATCTACTGTTTATGATCAAACATTAGGTAAAAACATCCAACGTCCCTTTTGTCATATTCGTTATCGTGCTTCTGAAGCTGATGACCGTCGTATGAAATCTTGGATCACGGGTTCAGTTGGAGGAAATTATACTTCTGACATCGATGAGATGAACGTACATATGCTATCTGAAAGATGTCTATGTGTTCAAGGAGCGAACAACTTTATTTTGTTAAAGTCTATAGCTGACTAATATTTATTGAGGCGAAGGGCCCTTCGGGGCCTCTAGCTTTATTTTTAACTTTTTAATTTTATTATATCATGGCAAAAAAAGCAACAAGCGCTAAAGCGCAAAGACCTATTATTGAAGATCAAGTAGAACAAACTACTACTTATGAAACCCCAAGACATGAAGAGCCTGTAAAGTCAAAGACTTCTGAGCCGGTTTGGGAAATAAAAGACCGAGTGTATTTTGTTAAAGGACGGAAGCAACCTATAGTTTTAACAATACCATCAAAACATACTGCATCTAAATCATTATTATGGTTTGACCCAGTATTAAACTATCAAAGAGAATTAAGATATGCCACTAACCAAAGGAGCGTGTTTGTTGATGAACAACAAGGCCCGGTTACGATGCGCCATATTATTTTTAGAGATGGAAAACTGCTTGTTCCAGCTAGAGAGCAAGCCCTTCAGCAGCTACTTTCATTGTATCACCCGCAT